TACTGCATTTGAACAAGATGGTTTTGTTGTTGTGGTTGATCCCAAAAGCCTGACCCTGATGGACGGCTTAGAAGTAGACTATGTGCGTCAAGGCCTTAACGAAGGTTTTGAATTTCGAAATCCCAATGAAAAAGACCGCTGTGGATGCGGAGAAAGTTTCAGAGTTTAACATTGTATAATCCCAAATTTGCGTATCACGAATTAAGTCGTACCAGTGAAGAAGGCAAACGACTTTATCTTACACCCGACGGTCGCAAGGTTCCTAGCGTTACTACTATCCTAGATCGAACCAAACCCGAAGAAAAGAAAGCGGCTCTGGAACAATGGCGTCGCAATGTGGGCCATGAACGAGCACAACAAATCACCACAGAAGCTGCCAGCCGCGGCACTAGAATGCACGCCTACTTGGAGCACTATGTAAAAACTGGCGAAGTAAAAGCACGTGGGTCAAACCCAATGAGTTTTGCCAGTCATGCCATGGCGCAAACTGTGATCGATGATGGACTCAAAAACGTCAATGAGTTTTGGGGTGTAGAAATTCCCTTGTACTTTCCGCAATTATACGCCGGAACCACAGACGGTTGCGGTCTACACCTAAATGATGAAAGTATCCTGGACTACAAACAAACCAACAAACCCAAGAAACAAGAGTGGATTGAAGATTACTACCTACAGTTGGTTGCCTATGCCTTGGCACACAACGAAGTGTATGGCACAAACATTCGCAAAGGGGTGGTGTTAATGTGTGTAAAGCCCGATGTGGATCCTGCCACAATGGAGCCCAAACATCGCCCTGTTTATCAGGAATTTACGTTAGACCCCAAGGACTTTGACTACTGGGCTGATCAGTGGTGGCGCCGTTTAGAGCTATATTACCTACAAACCTAATTCAGCTAAATACTGGATAGATATCAAGGTGGACTAAATTGGCTATTGTACAAATATCCCGCATTACTAACCGCAAAGGTTTACAAGAAAACTTACCACAATTGGCTGGTGCTGAATTAGGCTGGTCAATAGACACACGTCGGTTATTCATTGGTAATGGTACCCTAGAAGAAGGTGCCCCGGTAATTGGTAACACTGAAATTTTAACAGAATTTTCAGATATTTTTGCGTTTCAAACAAATTATACCTACAAAGGCCTGGCTGCTGGTTATCAAGTACAAACAGGACCAACTTCCGGCACACCAATTAGTCAGAGTTTACAGTCATGGCTAGATCAATTTGCGTCAGTCACAGACTTTGGTGCTGTAGGCGACGGAGTAACAGATGACACTGAGGCTATCAATCGTGCCCTGTATCAATTATTCTGCAGAGAGTCAAACCCACAGATCCGCCGCAGTTTGTTTTTTCCAGCCGGCGTGTATCGAGTAACAGAATCAATTTTAATTCCACCATTTGCCACCTTATACGGTGAAGGTCGTGTTAATTCAGTTATTCAATTGACAGACAACGCTGACAGCACTGTTGCACCATTTGTTGCTCGCACCTCAGACAGTTTGCAACAAACTGGAGTCAACATTGGTAATAACGGAGCCACAGCTCCTGGAGAAGTTACCATCATGAACATGGGTTTTTCCACAGCCGTAGGCACTAACGCTGATGTATTTTTAGTTGAAGACGCTGTCAATTGTAACTTTTTTAATGTGGGTTTTATCGGTCCAGCAACCGTGGTTGATTTGACCACAGATGCTGACGATATTTCTGGCATTCGATTTGCCAGCACCGCAAGTCTTGTCACTTCAAGAATTGTGTTTGATGGTTGCTTATTTTCAGGAACCACTTATGGTATCAATACCACGACCTATAACACAGCCACTACACAACCAGCTCGCGGCGTAACCGTAACCAATTCTGTATTCAACATATTATTTCAAGCGGTTAGTATTGGCACACAATCATTGGCAATCTCTGGCGTATTTCCTCGAGGTTTTAAATTTTCCAACAACGTATTTGATTCAATCTATGCCGAAGGTATTATATTTGGTCAAAATACCAATTTGAATTCTACAAGTCAAAACGTATTTTATAACGTAGGTAATCATTTTACTTCCAATCCTGCAACAGATATTATTTTGATTGCCAGTAGCAATAATGTGTGCGTGGCCGATACATTTACTCGGTTAGATACCAGTAGTCAAATCTGGAAAAGAATTAATTATGGATCCAAGTTGGTAATTGCCACTACCAATGGTGTAGAATTGGGCCTAGGAACTCGCCACGTTAAATCTGGTGTGCTCACTGTGTTAAGTGCAGGAGTAGCCGTTCCTACAACCATAGGCCCCGCCGGTAACTACCTTACTTTAGACACTACGTTGAGTAAATGTTTTACAGTCAACTACACAATAGTTCGCAGCAGTGCTTATCGTACCGGAACATTGACCATTATTTCCGAAGACGGAGTCAATCCGCTGAGCTTTACCGACGACTATACCGAAAATGCATCTACTGGTATTATATTACAACTATCACAATCGGTTAATACTATTTCCGTTCAATATACATCGGGCGCCGGTTCAACCGCAGCATTCTCTTACGATATCAATTATCTTACAGTTGTTGCCTAATGTGGCCTAAAAACTTTGCTGACAGGTTAGCGGCCTGGTCGGTACTGAGATCTCAGGTTCAATCTATGGAACTTGAATTGTCACTACAAGCCATTAACGCCTGGTGGCACCAAACCCCCTGGAAACCTTATTACCTACACTGGGATGACCAACCCAGTTGGCCAGATCCTTGGCAACTTTTGAGCGATGATGTGTATTGTCCTGTTGCAAAAGCTCTTGGAATCCTGTATACTATCAGTATGTTAGACCGTGCGGATATGGCGGATGCAGAGTTGGTTTTAACTGAATCCGGCGATAATTTAGTCCTAGTCCAAGAAAGAAAATATATACTTAATTGGAGCCCCGACAACGTCGTAAATACCTTCCAAGAAGTAAAAATCGTCCGGCAGTTGAAGCAACACCAAATAAAATAGCAGTAACACAATACAGATAGAGAGTAGAATGACGCAGATTACAGTAGTTAAAAGAAGCGGACTAAAAGAGCCACTACACATTGAAAAGTGGCAAGCCCAAGTGGCCAAAGTCTGCCAGAGAATTGCCGATGTCAGTCAATCAATGGTAGAGATCAAAGCACAGTTACATTTTTACGATGGCATCACAACACAAGAGATTGATGGCATCACTCTCCGAGCCATCGTTGACCTGATTGACATTGAGTCAAATCCAGACGTAGGTCATACCAACTACCAATATGTGGCAGGTAAACAACGCCTAAGCATGTTGCGTAAGGATGTTTATGGCACATACGATCCTCCCCACCTGTACGAAATCGTAAAGAAGAATGTGGCCACAGGTCTTTATACTAGCGAACTTCTTGAATGGTATTCAGAAGATGACTGGAATCGAATGAACGACATGCTGGATCATTCCAAGGATGAAGAATATTCATATGCGGCCATTGAGCAGTTGATTGAAAAATACCTGGTACGTAACCGTGCCACAAAGGAAATTTATGAAACTCCGCAAATTCGTTACATGGTTGCAGCCGCAACTGTGTTCCATAAAGAAGAACCTAACTCAGTCCGTATGCGTCTTATTAAAGAATATTATAACTGTGCATCCGATGGCCTGTTTACTCTTGCTACCCCTGTGCTTGCTGGCCTTGGGACTCCTACTAAACAGTTCAGTAGTTGTGTGCTTATCCGTAGCGATGACAACCTTGATAGTATTTTCGCATCTGGAGAGATGATGGCCAAGTATGCCAGCAAACGTGCCGGCATTGGTTTAGAAATTGGTCGACTCCGTCCCCTAGGAAGTCCTATACGTGGTGGAGAGATCATGCACACAGGTATGATTCCATTCTTAAAGAAATGGTTTGGTGACCTGCGTAGTTGTTCACAAGGAGGTATCCGTAATGCAAGTGCTACTGTATTTTATCCTATTTGGCATCTTCAGTTTGACGATCTTATTGTTCTTAAAAACAATCAAGGAACAGAAGAAACCCGAGTCCGTTTTATGGATTATGGGGTTGTGCTTTCCGCATTCTTCTGGCGCCGATTCAAAAACAAAGAAAACATAACATTCTTTGACCCTAACGAAGTGCCTGACCTGTACGAGGCCTTTTACAAAGACACAGCGCGATTTGAACAACTGTATGTCAAGTACGAAAAGCGCAAAGACCTAAGAACCAAGACCATGGCCGCCGAAGATGTATTCAAAGGTGGCATTTTAAAAGAACGCACTGACACCGGCCGCATCTATCTAGTGTTCATTGATAACGTGCAGGAACAAGGTCCATTTGATCCAGATTACCACACCATCTATCAAAGTAATCTTTGCTGTGAAATCTTGTTGCCAACTAAGAGTTTTAAACGCCTGGATGACGAAGAAGGGCGCATTGCACTATGTACATTAGGATCGATTAATTGGGGTGCGTTCCGTAATCCTGAAGATATGCGTCGCGCTTGCCGTATTCTACAACGCAGTCTATGTAATATCCTTGATTACCAAGATTTCTTGAGTATTCAAAGTCAGTTAAGTAACCAAGAAATTCAGCCTCTAGGTATTGGTATTACCAATCTTGCTTACTGGCATGCTAAACGTGGCTTGCTGTATGGCGAGAAAGATGCGCTACAAGAAGTTAAGACATGGATGGAGCATCAAGCCTTTTATCTAACAGAAGCCACTGTGGAGCTGGCCAAAGAACGTGGCCCTTGCAGTCACTCGGGACTAACACGTTATGGTAAAGGCGAGTTTCCCTGGGAGCGTCGTGCTAAAGCAGTAAATGAATTAGCTAACTTCAAACCAGAACTTGATTGGGAAACACTTCGTGAGAAGATGAAAGTGTTTGGTGTGCGTAATGCAACCTTGATGGCAGTGGCACCAGTTGAAAGTTCCAGTGTTGTTATTAACTCAACCAACGGCATTGAAATGCCAATGAGCTTGATCACTGTTAAAGAATCCAAAGCTGGGAGTTTAATTCAAGTTGCTCCGGAGTATAACAAATTAAAAACCAAGTATCAACTCATGTGGGAACAAAAAGACTGTGATGGTTACCTAAAGACAGCGGCAGTAATTGCGGCCTATGTTGATCAAAGTATCTCAACCAACACATTTTACAATCCTGCACACTTTGCCGACCGCAAAGTTCCGACTACCCTGATTGCTAAGAATTTAATGTTGGCACATCGTTGGGGACTCAAGACATTCTACTATAGTTTAATCAACAAACAAGGTAGTAAAGGCCAAGACGAACCAGTAGAAGACAAATTAGAAGTCATTGACTTTAGCGAAGAAGAAGATTGCGAAGCGTGTAAATTATGAGCCAAGCCCAATATAACCTTAATACCAAAACAGATTACCTACGCCGCAAGATGTTCTTGGATCCTGCAGGACCAGTTACTATACAACGATTTGAAGAAGTCAAGTACAATAAACTTACTAAGTTTGAAGCGGAGGCACGTGGATTCTTTTGGGTTCCTGAAGAAATCTCTTTAACTAAGGATGCTAACGACTTTAAGGAAGCAACAGACACAGTACGTCATATCTTTACAAGTAACTTGTTACGTCAAACAGCCCTGGACAGTCTACAAGGACGTGGCCCTACACAAGTGTTTACACCTGTTTGTAGTATTCCTGAACTTGAAGCGTTGATGTACAACTGGGGTTTCTTTGAAACAAACATTCATAGTCGAAGTTATAGTCATATCATTCGTAACATTTATAATGTACCTAAGGATGAATTTAACAAGATTCACGACATAGAAGAAATTGTTGGAATGGCAAGTAGTATTGGACTTTACTATGATCGTCTGCACATGATCAACTGTCGTAAAGAGTTGCAAGAAAAGTTTGACGAAAAGCATCACATTAACGCCATCTGGTTGGCACTAAATGCTAGTTACGGACTTGAGGCATTTCGTTTTATGGTTAGCTTTGCTACTAGTTTGGCCATGGTCGAGAATCGTATCTTTATTGGTAATGGTAATATTATTTCACTAATTCTCCAGGATGAAATACTACACAAGGATTGGACCGCGTGGTTGATCAATCAAGTGGTCAAAGAAGATCCTAGATTTGCTCGTGCCAAGGTAGAATGTGAAGCAGAAGTGTATCAAATGTATCTGGATGTCATTCGTGAAGAAAAACAATGGGCCGACTATTTGTTTAAGTTTGGTCCTGTGATTGGTCTCAACGCAAACATTCTCAAAGACTTTGTTGACTATACTGCCGTTGGCGCACTTAAAGAGATTGGGATCAAATATCAAACTCCTGCGCCAAGGACAACCCCAATTCCTTGGTTTAACAAACATGTCAACACTAGCAATAAACAAACAGCCCTACAAGAATCAGAATCAACCAACTATGTTATTGGGGTTATGGGCGATACTCTAGACTACGACGCATTACCAAATTTATAATAATAAAGGAGAATACAATGAAAGCAGTAGTATGGAGTAAAAATGCCTGTCCTTTTTGCGATCAAGCAAAAAAATTATTAACACTAAAAAATATCGAATTCGAAGAGCGTAATATATCAAATAATGAGTGGACTCGAGAGCAACTATTAGAAGCAGTGCCTGATGCAAGAACATTACCGCAGATATTTTTAGACGATAATTATATAGGCGGATTTACAGAATTACGAAAACATTTACAAGGATAACATGATAGTAGAAAAAGACAAGGTTTACACATTTAAACTCACCAATGCAGACGAAGTAGTTGGTAAAATAGTAGAAATCACAGATGTATCTTACATCGTATCTCAACCGTTAAGTGCGGTGCCCACAGAAAAAGGTCTGCAATTGATCTATACAGTATTCACTGGCGACCCCAAGGAAAACGCTACTATAAATAAAACAGCGGTAGCAATGATTTGCCAAACTCGTGAAGAAGTTGGCGATCATTACTTGGAAGCAACCACTGGTATTAAACCAGTTCGCAAGCCATCAATTATAATGGGGTAATATGCCAGCAGTACAGCGTCAAGGAGATCCTAATTCTCGAGGAGGTGTTATCACTTCTGGCGACGCTTCGGTACGAGTAAATGGACGTGCTATTGCCGTAAAGGCCAGTCCTGTAAGTCCCCATCCATGTTGCGGATCCAAAGGATGCCCCCCAACTCACTGTAATGCTATCACCACTGGTTCAAGCTCTGTACGAGTAAACGGTCGACCTGTTACTTTGTCCAGCGACCCAGATAGTTGCGGCGATCCACGCACCAGTGGCAGTTCTAACGTGTTTGCAATATAATCATGGCCGCAAAATTAACTCCTTTACAACTAATTGCTGGTTTTGGCCTATTACAAAATTTTGGCCTTCGATTACCTCCGGCATTTACCACAGCCGTTGTCAATTACAATGCCTTGCCATTTGCATCTAAGTTATTAACAGCAGTAAGTTGGCCAAATTTAGATGCCACCAATCAGGTCAATATTAAAAAAATTGGAGCCGCAACCATACCCGCCCTGGGCGACACCGTTCCTACGGTTTATGTCACAAGTATTGTGTTGACAAATACTCTTTACACTGGATACCTGATTGCAACTGCAAACAAATATCTTGGCAACGGTGACTATGCCAAGTTTGCTCAAGGATGGTTTGCTTCATTGGGTTATGCGGCCAGTGCCAATCAGTTTTCGCAAAGTGCTTGTAACAGCGACTACCTTGGTAAAACATTCACAGGTATGAACAACACAGTAACCGGCGACATTACACAGGTTAACTTGGCCACACCGTCATTTGGCAGTGATTTATCTAAGTTAGGTTACTTGATTGACATGGAAGATCTTGATAATCTTGGCAGTCCATTGTCTTTGATTCAGCGTATTGTTAAACTAACCGGCAGTGTTCCTAGTGTGGCTCTGACCTTTGTTGATTATGGTGTTCCTGAGGAAGTAGTTGTAAATTTAACCAATCTAACGTTAAGCGTGACTGATGCAGTTCAGAAAGCCATGTATGAAGCAATGACTCGTGTTACCGGTGATGCCCTTGCACAAATTTTGCAAGTGTTAAATATTACCACGCCAAATATTACATCCATGGCTGACTTGCTAAATCCTTATAAACTATTTCCAACTAGTTTCCAAACATTGACAGTACCTACTATGAATGGTCCTCGAGCAATTTATATAAACTCAACGGGATCAGTTAATACCAAGTTAGGTGATACCAGTGTTACACTCACAGCACTGCCTGATTACATATTGAGTTCTAAAGTATGATTCCATTAGATAGACTAGGTCAAATTATTCCCCCAGACATAGCCTTGGCCAACAAGGCCTTGGCCACCAGCCTACAACAAATTACCGGCGCACAAAAACTAAGTCTGCCAGCATTTGCTAATGTTGTGAGTAATGTCGACACCATGGCCGACTTGCCAATTATCAATGCCTTGCCACAACCTGTGCCTACCGCAGTTAAAAATTATTTTACTCAAACAACGTTGTTAGGCAGTGGCACCTGTGGTCAAGTAAAGATAGTAGATGTCATTGGTACTATCATTGGCTGGGTAATGACTGACAATTTAAACAACACTATCACAACTTGCCAGGCTATGAACCTAGCAGATATTACCGACTGTTATACTAAAATGGTCAACACTGAAAATGGCGATTATGACTATCATGTGCCTAATCCTGATTATGATCCGATGTTGCCACCTGGGCCAGGCAATTTAGAATTCCTTGGCTGGCAAGTGATAATACCCGGTTACGGTACCTACCCCGGTGGCCCAGTGGCCACTCAAATACTAGCAAGAAACGCAGGTATTGCTGCGTTGATCACTGCTGCTAACAATATTATCTCTGGCTACCAATCAAGTCAAAGCACCAATGCAACTAAATTAAAAACTTATTGGAACAACATGGCAGAACAAAGTCAGCGTGAAATCAACAATCAACTCAAAGCTGGTTTGGATTACGGTAATTTGCAAGCCAACGAAACCAACAGTGTTCGTGCTTTAATAAATGCCTTGCCTGGTTACGCAACACAAACTCAACAAGGAGGGCCATATGACATCATGGAGCAATTGGCAGACATCTTAGTTATTACTGGCACAATCACAGCCGGAAGTAAAATAATCACAGCGCCAAGTTCTCTATTAGGCATTATTGTTGGTGGAACCATTGGCGGAATTGGAATACCAAATAGCGCCACTGTTACTTCAATTGCTGGTGGAGTTATCACCATGTCATTGGCAGCCTTTCAAACACAAACTTTAAACCAAATAACCTATGGTAGTGTTGCCGGTTCTCAAACTGGACAAGCCGTAGTAGGAGTGCTACGTCAGGGTAAAAATCAGGATGTACTAAACAATGCTGGAATTGGCACTAACAGCAATATGCCACAGGCTGTGGCCGAAACACAGGCTACCTTTATACCCAGTACCTACACCGAAGCCGAAGCACAGCGACTAATAATCAAATAATTTTATCTTTTTTGTCAACTTACTGTAACTCTCAAGCGTTAATATAGTATGCTAGGAGGCATTATGTTAACAACCACAAAATCTTACTACAAAGATTCTAAAGTAGGACACTCTAAAAAAGATTCATCTTTGCGAATGAAATGTCCCGACTGTGATAAACGTCGTAGCGGACCTTGTGATCATCCTAGCATACTTAACCTTAAAGGAAATTTAAAATGAAACAGTTAATCTCAATCGTAGCATCAGTATTCGCATTGACAGCTTTTGCCCAGACTGCACCAGCACCTGCCAAGAAAGCAGAAGCCAAGCCTGCCGCAACAGCACCTGCTAAAGTGTCAGCGCCTGCAAAAAGCGAAGCCAAAACTGCACCTACCAAGGACGCTAAAGCCGCTAAGTAATCTTCAACTTGAGGACACCGACGATGACTACTATGATGATGTTCCAGAGTTTCAAATTGGTTATCGTCGGCCCGAACTAGTTAATCTGACTGGTCAGGTTCATAATGACTTGTCCGATGAAGTAAAACTTAGACTTGTTTTGGCCCGTAAAAAGGCATTAGAAGCGTACAACAGAACTTGGGGCTAACAGCCCTTTTTCTGTGGCTTTTTTACAACACTCTAACTCACCTCTTTTGGTTGACCAAAAATACCCAATTTGTTATAATAGTTGTATAGTAAATAAAAAGGAGCAGATATGTTTAACACTTTATTAGATCAGTTGGTTAAAGTTACTCTTACAAATGAGCCGGTTAAGACTGAAGTGTTTAATGGTACTTTGTTTGTAAGCACTATTAATGAAGAACAAGCTCGTCAGGTGTTCCACGCATTATCCAAACAGTTTGGTCTAGGTAAGGTCCAAGTAAGCCCAATTGGCGACACTGGCGAATACGCTTACGATATAATGTAATTGGTTGACCATTAATGGTCCAACTGTTATAATATTACTATAAACTAAAAAAGTAGGAGCCAAAATGAAATTACATATTGTTACCCAAGTAGAAGAGAACTACGGTGCCCACGATTGGGACGGTGTAGGTTCATGTCCTCAGTATTGGAAAATGAAGGGCGGCAACGATTACATGTTTAATCTAGGCCCTGCTGGTCGTAGCGAAGAAGCCTTGGATGAATTGGCTGAGATTTTCCGCAAGCAGATTGAAGAGAACAATGATGGATATCGTGAATACATCGTCGGCTACGGTCAAGTAGCAGACGATTTTCTTACAGACTTTGAACGCAGTCAACTCGAGTATGATGGATCAATTGCTTATCCTGCTCAACAACTTAAACTCAAAGAGGTGGCATAATGGGCTTTTACAAAGACATTGATACTGATATCCGATACATGGTTCGTGCGGGTTATACGGTCACTAACATTTATATCTACTACAAGGACTATGTTACCCTTGAAGATGTTACAAGAATTTACGAAGAGGAAACAGTGCAATGACCACCCACAAGTGTAATGTATGCTCGTGTGATTACACCGACGAAGAGTCTGGAGTAGAAGGGTATTTTGGCATGTTGCCCGTGGCCTTTTGCCCAACTTGTTTTAGTTCAATGTGTGACATGGTGCAACAATTTATGGGCGACGAATGGCCAGAAGAAAATCAAGATATTGATCTTGATAATGGGCTGAGTGCAGTTAACGAACAGGAAGAAGCATGATGGATCATAAAAAAGATATTGACTGGGACGCATTTATGCGTAAGTGCATGAACGAAGCTCCAACACCAGATGATGGACGTTATATTGTACCCAAGACCAAAAAAGAAACAGTGATCGATTCAATCCGCATGACCATGCGTAAAGAAGATATTATGACCTTTGTGTCTGGTTTGCACAATATACAAATGGGTATGATTGAAACGGTAGTGATTTCAAAAGAGAAACAGGGCTTTCCAGAAGCCACGGCGGTTATTAATCATATTATGGAATTAGAATAATGGGAATGGTACGAGTAAATAATATGACCGTGGATTATACCGCTCCGCAATTTGAGGAAATTAAACTGGCCGCAGACTGGATACGAGATTTAGAAAGTAGCGACAGCCGTTTACACAAAGAATCGGTAATTGAAAAAGCTCTAATGGCAGCTAAATTAGGAAGTTCAAATGCTCAATGTTTTTTGTTCAACTGCTACCAGGCCTACAACCCCTATTATGTATTTGGTGTAAAGAAAGTTCCCGAGACCGACGGACTCGAAGGTAAAGAAAATCCTTGGCCAAAGTTCTGGGCAATGTTAGAGGCCTTACGCACTCGTACACTCACAGGACACAATGCTAAAACAGTTATTGAGTTTATGTCAGAGCAGTTTGACTCAGTAGAATGGAACGGCCTGTGTCGCAGAGTTATTATCAAAGACCTACGCTGTGGCATTAGTGAAAAAACTCTTAACAAAGTTCTTGGCAACACAGAGTGGAAGATTCCTGTATTTACATGTCAGTTGGCCACAGACAGTGAAAAACATACAGCCAAAATGACCGGTATGAAACGCATTGAGCAAAAGTTAGACGGGGTGCGTGTGCTTGCGGTTGTAACTAGAACCACAGTTAATTTATACAGTCGTAATGGAAAACCATTTGATAATTTTCCACATATTGTTGAGTCTCTAGAAAATATTAAAAATAAGTTTGCCAAACTATTCCAGTCATGCCCGCATGGATTTGTATTGGACGGTGAGATCATTGGAGAAAGTTTCCAAGCCTTGATGAAACAGGCACAACGCAAGACCGATGTCAAAACAGACGGTATGACTTACAGTGTGTTTGATTGGCTTCCGCTAGTAGACTTTGAGCGCGGTTTTTGGAACGCCCAACAACATAAACGTCTACACATCTTAGAAGAATATCGCGAGGTTTTTGAGGTAACTGACTGTGTTCGTGTGATGGTTGGAATTGATGTTGACCTAGACACAGCAGAAGGGCACGACGTTATGCGTCGTTATGCCGAAGACGCTGTGACAGCAGGGTTTGAAGGTATCATGATTAAGGATATTGATGCCCCATACGAGTGTCGCCGCAGTACATTTTGGATGAAATGGAAACCCACAATTACAGTAGACTTAAATATTGTGGGATTTGAAGAAGGAACCGGTCGCAATGTAGGCAGGTTGGGTGCTATAATATGTGAAGGAGTTGATAATGATCGTAATATTTGTGTTAATGTGGGCAGTGGCCTTTCCGATGCTAATCGTGATGAATATTGGAGTGCCAGAGATACACTACTTGGCGATGTTATTGAGGTCGAAGCAGACGCAGTAACACAAAACCAAGACGGAACTTACAGTTTAAGATTCCCTCGATTTGTTCGATTCCGTGGATTTGAACCAGGAGAAAAATTATGACGTGGTTAATTGAAGGAACACTGATAATTATCATTGCACTGTTAGTAGTGTTGATCGTTTGTAAATGTAGAGATTGTGCAGATAAATTTGAAAGCAAATAATGGCAAAGAAACCAATTAATAAAATCAGTGACAAGCTCACTACTGTAAATGATAGTTTTACCGTCACCATGTACGATAATGGATTCCTAATTGACATTGGTGGTAAGTTTGAAGACGACGACTGGCGCACTGCTAAAATTATGGTGCCGGATGTTGACAAGTTGATTGAATTGGTTCGAGAAGCAGTTACTATGCCTCGGGACGAATAAAGGAATAACATGCAAGCCAAACCAGGAACAGCAGGACAATGTGGATGTGGCCGTAGCCCAACCGGCAAGTGTTGCGGTTGGCACGCCTTGAGTGAATCTGAATATCAATCAAAGTTAGAATCGTTCATGGCTGATCAAGTGCAGGCCGCCGACGAGTTAGATGAGTATAGAAATATGGCCAATGAACTTTGGTTTACTGGCGGTTCATGCACTGGCGGAAAACCTGAATGAATACTATCGCACTACTAACCACTGGTATCAACGATTTATGGTTTTGGACATATAGTATTATTGCTGGCTGGGGACTTACCGTTACGGTGTTGGTAGTGGCTTTGGTTATTGTGATTATTCGCACTATTAACCTACAACATCGGGTGGATCGTTTAGAATCACGCCTTGTACACGCCGAAAGAGATTATAACCTGTCAATCAACAACACAAAATCCAAATAAATATTAGGCTATGACTATTGCTTATGTTTACAAATGGACTCATTTATCTAGCTTAAAATGGTATGTTGGATCGCGAGCTCGAAAAAATTGCCATCCTAATGATGGATATATTTGCACTCAAGAATATGTGTCTAACGCTGTAAAATGGTATCCATCCGAATGGAAGAGAGAAATAATAGCAACAGGTTCTAAAGAAGAAATGCAATTATTGGAAGATATTATATTACAAACTATCGATGCTAGAGCAGATGATCGTAGTTTTAATCAAAGTAATAATGATGGGCGATATGGTGGGAAAGGTCGGCCACTTGGATACAAAGTATCAGAAGAATCAAGAAAAAATTATCTTAGAGCAAATAGAGAAAAAGCAAAAAATCCAGAAATTTGTGCTAAATTTGCTAAACCCAGAACGCCAGAATGGAAAGAAAATATATCTAAGGCACTTAACGGATTCAAAAGAGGACCAATGAGCGAAGAACATAAAAAGTTAAGATCTGAGGCTAATAAACTTGCCTGGGCTCAGAAAAAATCACAGGTTCAAAATTAAATGTTGTTCGGATATCTAACTCTTGCAACTGCACTGATAATTTCATTATCGGCTGCTGTGTATTCTATTCTTGGCCTAACCGCCATCTTTGCCGCGGCCTTTTGGCCCATTGTTATCATGGGCGGTTCACTTGAATTTGGTAAGATTATTTCCACCTTGTGGTTACACAAGTATTGGGATCGTGCCGAAATACAATACAAAGTATATTTGTGTAGTGCAGTGGCTATTTTGATGCTACTCACCAGCATGGGTGTGTTTGGCTTCTTATCAAAGGCCCATTTAGACCAAGCAGTACCATCCGGTGACGTAGCTGCCAAGGTACAAATCTTTGATGACAAAATTCGAACACAACAAGATAACATCAAGGCCGCTCGTGCCGCATTGACACAGATGGATAGTGCAGTTGACCAAACTATGAGTCGTAGCACAACTGAACAAGGTGCAGACAAGGCTGCTAATTTACGTCGCAGTCAAGGTCGTGAGCGTACAGTTCTACAAAACGATATCTCAAAAGCGCAAAAAGAAATTACTATACTGCAAGAACAGCGAGCCCCAATTGCTTCAGAAATGCGTAAGGTTGAAGCCGAAGTTGGACCAATCAAATACATTGCCGCACTAGTATATGGTGACAACCCTGATGCTAACGTGCTAGAAAAAGCAGTACGCTGGGTAATTATTCTTATTGTTATTGTATTTGATCCGTTGGCTCTTACATTATTGTTGGCCGCAACTAAGTCGCTTGAGTGGGAACGTGATATCAATATCTTCAATGCTAAAAAGCGCGACAAAGAAGGACCATTTGATGACTGGACTGACGAAGATTTTGATCGGTTAAACAAGTCAATGCAAGACATCAAGGAAGATCAGCATACACATATTCCTGTTGAAGATTATTATCGTGCGATGAATCCAACAAATGACAACCCTATAGATCCTTACATTGACGATTCTACTAAAAAGACACGTTGGGGCGGCTTTGGTTTCCCAATGGGGTCCATCTTAAGAAAGAAAGAAGAACCAGAACAAGCTGAACCAACCGTTGAAAAACCGGTGATTGATGACAGCAATGATGCACTCTCTGGTGACGACCCAGTCGAAGATAACACAATAGATTCGGCAGAAAAAGAAGCCAAGCGTCGATGGAAGGAAGAAAATCCTAACAACACAATAAAGCGTCAAGAAAAATTAAGAGAAATTGGTGCAATCATTGACGTTCCCTGGCACAACTCAAAATACAACATGGGATTACAAGCCGACAACGAACCACACGGACCAACCGGTGAAGTTAAGGGGTTCGGAACATCTTTCCCTGTCGATGCCAATAAAGGTGACATGTTCTTACGTGTAGACATGTTGCCAACTCAGCTATATAAGTTTAACGGTGTGCAGTGGATTGCAGTTGACAAAGGATTAACCGATAATTATGCCTACGATGATGCTTATATTGATCATTTGATTGATAAAATTGATTCTGGCGAATATGATTTAGACCTGTTAAGTGATGCTGAACGTGATGCAATAGAAACAAAACTTAAACGATAATACAATGACCGAAACCATAACCGCCTGTAGTTTTTGTTTAAAGCACAAAGATCAAGTTGGTAAGTTAATTGTAAGTCATACAGTGGCCATATGTAATGAGTGTGTGGATCTTTGTGAAAGTTTGTTACAAGACAGCACAGCAAAAGCCAAAAAAGAAAAACAATTCGAAGTACCTGATCCCAAAGACATACGTGACTATTTAGATCAGCACGTGATTGGTCAAGCTGATGCCAAGATAGTATTAAGCGTTGCCATTGCCAATCACTTTAAACGTATTAGTGATCCCAAGAACAGAATACAAAAAGCCAACATCTTAATGATTGGACCCACTGGCACCGGCAAGACACTGATGGCCCGTACTATTGCCAAATACCTAGACGTACCATTTGTAATTGCTGATGCTACCTGTTTGACCGAGGCCGGATATGTAGGTGACGATGTAGAAAGCATGATCACTCGATTATACACAGCAGCCGACGGCGATGTTGAAGCTTGCCAACGTGGTATTGTATTCCTAGACGAAGTAGACAAAATTTCACGTAAAAGCGAAAGCTCAACTGTGACCAAAGATGTGTCTGGTGAAGGGGTACAACAGGCCTTGTTAAAGTTAGTTGAAGGCACCAAGTGCCGGATACCCACTCAAGGGTCTCGCAAATCTAGTAGTACCGAAACAGTGGAAATAGACACTACAAATATTTTGTTTATTGCCGGCGGTGCATTTGTTGGTCTAGACCGCATAATTAAAAATCGTGTTCAAGGCACTAGCATGGGCTTTGGTGCACAGATTTCTGCTGTGTCCAAAGTTGATCAAGAACCAGTTACTCCTGATGATATTATCAAGTACGGAATGATTCCAGAGTTTGTGGGTAGGTTTAGCAGTATGGTTAGCCTGCACGATTTAACTAAACAGCAATTGATCAGTATTTTAAACGATATTAAAAATAGCTTTGTTGAGCAGTACCAATGGTTATTTGATCAAGATGGTGTAGGGCTTGAATTTGATTCTAGCAGCCTGGATTTAATAGCAGAACGCACTCTTAACACTCGAACTGGTGCTAGAGGCTTACATACAGAATTAGAACGGGTGCTTTTACCGCACATGTTTGATTTGCCACGTTATAAAAAGGCTAATATTTTAAGCGTCACAATCAATAAAACCCAGGTAAATACACCCATGACACTTTTAAAAGAAAATTCATGAAAGAGTACAAACGATCCGTGTATGTCAACGACGGTAATGTTGAAAAAGCTCTCCGCAAATTCAAGAAAAAAATCCTAGAGTCTGGCTTGCTTCAGGAACTTCGCGACCGCGAAACCTACGAAAAACCTACCACAGCTCGTAAACGTGCCAAAGGTGCTGCACGATCCCGGTTGCGTAAACAAATTCGTAGTCAGCAACTTCCTAAAAAACTTTACTAGTGTGTATCTGCGATTTGATGTTAGATACAACACTGAATTAGAAGAGGTCAAGCGTGAAATTCACGAGTGGTCATTAAGGCAAAATGTAAGGTACAGCCAAAAAACTATCAAGTATCATCACCGTGTGGGCTTTGACCACGAAAAACATTTTACTTTGTTCACCATGACATGGAATCCAGCAGACCTAGATCAGCGTCCCTGGCTTAACTATCAACTTATAGACATCCAAAACGAACGCTATTGATCCATAATGTATTGTTATTATGATTTTTTTATGTTATAAATAGACATGTAGTGCCGATGGTCGGGCTACATTTTACAAGTCATCTTGCTTATTTAAAAGGAGAAAATAATGACTAGATTTACCTCTCTGGACCTTAGTCCATTCTATCGCAATTCAATTGGTGTTGATCGTTTATTTGATCGTCTTGTCAATCAGATTGACAATTCAACAAACACTTATCCGCCTTACAACATCTTAAAAACTGGAGAAAACACCTACGAAATTCAAGTAGCTGTGGCTGGTTTCACGCAAGGTGAAGTGACGATAAATCTCAACGAAGGTCAGCTGGTCATCACCGGCGAAAAGACCGAAGCAGAATTGCCAGAAGGACAAAAGTACGAACATCACGGCATCAGTGCTCGTCGTTTTATACGTACTTTTACTCTTGACAATTATGTTGAGGTTGGTAGTGCTGCATCCCAGGATGGCATCCTAACCATTAAGTTAGAACGTCGGCTACCTG